TCTGCCGATGCAATGGGCAAGCAGGCGCAGGCAGCGGAGCGTGCGAACGTCAATTCGAGCATCAATTTTGGCAGGCAGACCGCGTTTCTAACGCCGGAAGACGTGCAGATCGCACAGCAGTTAAAGGGTCTGTACGGAAACGATGTTCCTGCCGCATTGGCCAGTTCGGAAGCGCAGGCGATCCGTCTGAATAATGCGTTCGCCGGCCTGGCTAACACCGCCCAAGACGCGCTGCACGGCTTCGCGACCGACATGCGGACCCAACTGCAGGCGGGCGCGACGGCGTGGCAAGCGTTTGAGACGGCCGGCTCCAATGCGCTGAACAAGATCGCCGACAAGTTGATGAACATGGCGATCGATAATCTGTGGGGCAAAGCCTTCGGCGGTGGCGGCGGCTTGCTTGGGTTGCTCGGAATTGGTGGCAGCGGTTCCGGCACCGGCTTCCAAGGCGCAACCGGTGACGCTGGCAATTTTCAATGGGCTTCCGCCAACGGCAATGTGTTCGCCGGTCGCGGTATCAGCGCCTATTCCGGTCAGATCGTCAGCAGCCCGACGCTGTTCTCCGCCGGTAACGGCCCGATGAAGTTCGCGGACGGTGCTGGTTTGATGGGCGAGGCTGGCCCGGAAGCGGTCATGCCGCTTACTCGCACCAAGAACGGCAAGCTCGGCGTCGCCACATCAAGCGGCAGCCAACCGACCGTGGTCAACGTCGCCCCGCAGTACGTGTTCAACAACGCCGACCCGAACGTCGAGGCGCGGTTGCGTCAGCAGATCGCACAGAGCGCGGCTGACACGCAGCAAAAGACCGTCGCCGCTGTCCAGAAGCTTAGCCAGAACTCGCCCGGCAATTACTTGCCGCCGAAACGGTAGCGATGACCACGATCTACGACTTTCCCGCCGCCTGGTACGATTGGGGACTTGCCGTCCCCGGTAAGTATCGGCTGCGCTCAATGTCGCAGGTTGCCAATCGCCCGTGGCAAGGCGCGGTAAGCATCAAGGGTCCGCACGCGCAGTTGTGGATGGTCGACATGACCACGGCGCCGCTGCAGGATCCCAATCGGCAAGACGCCGAGGCGTTCTTTTCGCGATTGCGCGGTCGCGCCGGACTGTTGCGCTTTGCCGACCCGACCAAGTTGGACTGCTGGTACAATCGCAACACAGCACCTGCAAGCAGCCGGTTCAGCGACGGCACGCTCTTTTCGGACAGCACAGGCTTCGTCGATGGGCTGATGCCGCCGACGGTCTACGTCGCGCAGGTCGCCGCCAAGGGCAGCCGCTATCTGGTCTTGAAAGGCTTTCCGGCCTCCGTGGTCAATGCGCTGCGCCGCGGCGATCCGCTGGAGATCAAGCCGAACGGAGTGCCGGCCGGTTTTCCGCACCGCTACCACGCGATGATCGGTGGCAATACGGACGCATCCGGTCAGATCGGTATTCAGATTGAACCCCCTTTGCGCGCCGGCGTGTCGGTCGGCGACACGGTTTCGTTACGCACCGCGGCGTCGGTGTTTCGGCTGACGACGGACGACTCGGGCGAAATGGAATTTGCAGCCGGATTCATGGGGTCGATTTCCTTTTCGCTCGTCGAGGCGCTGGATTTGGTGCCGTGAGTCGTCCCGTCACCGAGCGTATGGCGCAGGCGTTGAAGCAAGGCGCACCGCGCGTCCTGTTCGTTGAAGTCGATCACCCGAGCGGCACCGGCTATTTCTGCTCGAACGTCGGTTCGCTGACCTGGAATGGTCACACTTGGGTAGGCGTCGGGCCACTCGGCAGCGTGACGCCGGTCAAGCAGTCGAGCCAGATCGAAGCGCAGGACATCACGTTCGCGCTTAGCGGCGTTGACGCCGACATTCTGGCCAAGTTGGCAGACGACGTTCACAACCGCGCTGGCCTCGTGTGGCTCGGCTGCTTGGATGACAACGGCAATATCGTCGCCGATCCGGTGCAGTTGGTCGACTCCGAACTCGATACGCAATCGTTCGTGCTCGCCGACGATGGCACCGCGACCATCAACATCGTGGCGCACACAGGCTTTTACATCCTCGACCGCGCCGTCGAGGAAGCGTGGACGCCGGAGAATCAGCACTGGAAATTTCCGGGCGATACCGGCCTCGACATGATTCCGGCATTGGTGAACCAAAACTTGCAGTGGACCCCGACTTGACGCGAGCCGCCTTAGAGAAAGCAGTTTTGGCCGGCATGGATCGCGCCGGGCGATCGGTCATGCGTTGGGGCGTGGACGATTGCGCGCTGTGGGCTGCGGACATCGTCAAGGATGCGTTGGGATACGACCCGGTCGCTGCGTATAGGGGCCGGTATCACTCCCGCTTCGGCGCGCTGCGTTACATCTCCGCCAACGGCGGGATGCAGGGATTGCTCCAAGGCGCAGCGCGTCGGCACGGCTGGAAGCGTATCGACCCGCGATGGGCGAAGCCCGGCGACGTGGGGTTGGTGTGGACGATCACCGAAGGCGCGGCGGTTCAGGCCACCGCCATTTGCCGGGCGCGCGACTGGTTCGTTGCCCGCAACGAGCGCGGCTTTACAACGGTGCAGGCCGAGAACGTGCCGATTGCGTGGTCGGTGCTCAATGACGCAGAACAACCGCCGGTTCACGGACCCGCCATGAAGATGGGCGGCGTCGCACCGACTTACGCCGCGAATTACGATCCGGTCACCATCGGTGTTGCCATCTTGGCGGTGGTCGGCGTGACTGGCGCGTCTACATTCGTCGCTGGTGCAGTCGGTTTCGTGGCGCTTTCGGTTCTCTCTGTCGGCTTCTCGCTCGCGGCATCATTCCTCCAGCCGCACACAGGCTTGGGATCTCTTGGTAGCGATTCGTCGCTATCCAGCGGTAGCAGCGGCGTCCTCGGCGGTCAGAGTACGCAAGCGTCGGTGCAGGTCACCGAACGCCAGTCGCTTCCGTATAAGCGCATCATCGTTGGTAATGCCTACGTTGGCGGCGCGCTCTTTTTCGAACAGGTGACGCCGCCGTATCTGACGCACGGCATTTTGATTAATGACGGAGAAATTTCCGCCGTTCGCAGCATCACCATTGGCACCGACACGCTTCTATTTTCGGACCTGGCGCCGAACTCGATTCAAACGCCACTGTCTTCACCCGGACAGCCGAACTATCCCGGCAACATGCGGGTGTCGCTGCGATTCGGTGCTGTCGATCAAGACGCCGACCCGCTCATTTTGGCGCGGTATCCGAACGTCAGCCTCTCGCTAGTTTCGTTCGCCAACGCTTCCGTCATCGGTACGATGACCAATGGTGCTGCGGCGCTCAACGAAACGATCAAAGTCGCGCTGCAAAGCGCGTCCTACGAAGGCACCGGAAATCTGACCGCAGTAGTTGGCGCTGACCTCGGCTCCGGGCATTCGGTGACGGCTACCGGCTTCTGTGTGACAGCGCCAACCGACGCCGCCTTATCCAGTGCAAGTGTTATCGTCCGTTTGAGGGCTTCGAACGACAACTCGACGTGGACCGACCTTTACGTCAGCGTAGCCGCTAGCTATTCGGCGAACGCGGCTTTTACCGGCACATTCAGCAACTCCACAGCGTATCGCTATTACGAAGTCAGCATCGAGGAGCAGAACGGGGACGCCGGCACGCATTCGATCTTTGTGGCTAGTTTCACGCTTTACACCGGATCGTCGACCACGATTTTCCGCCAGCGCGGAATTGCCACGTATGTCGGCGAGTACAATTTCGGCGGCTCGACGCAAGATGCATTCAACGCCCTGTGGGGACAGGTTGCGCGCCCCGATCCGTACCTGTCGGTGGACGGGGTCAAGGTCTATGACCCGCGCGATCCGCAGCAACTGCTTGACGACGAAACGACGTGGAAGTGGTCCAATAACGCCTCTCTCGTGCAGGCGTGGTATCTGACGCGCGAATTCGGCGGTCGTATCCCGAAAGACAAGATCGATTGGGACCGCGTAGCAGACGCAGCCACATATGACGATGAACTGGTCGGCTGCGCAGATGGCACGCTTATCAAGCGATACACCATCGACGGCGCGATCATTCTGAACGAAAAGCCGTATAGCGTGCTGCCGCGACTGCTCAGTGCGAACCGCGGTTACGTGCTGATGAGCGGCGGCAAGGTGTGGGTTTCGTCGTCGCGGCCAAAGACGCCGACGTTCACCATTCACGACGGCATCATTGCCGGCGGGTTCACGTACCAGGCGGCGAAGGCCAAGCGCGACCTCATCAATCGCGCGCAAGTCGTCTTTGTGGCCGAGGAGCAGAATTACCAGACCGTCAACGGCCCGATCCTTGACCGCTACGATCTTCAGGCGACGGACGGAGAGGTTTTGCCGGGCACACTGTCGCTGGATTTCACCCGTGACTATCGCCGCGCCGAACGGTTGCTCAAGGCGTATGTCGACAGCTCGCGCCTTGGTAAAACGATCACCGTTCCCGTTGACGCGAACATTCTCGCAGTCGCGGCGGACGAACTCATCGGATCGGTTGGGACGTGGGATAGCCAACTATGGCCGATGGCGATCGGCAATTACATGGTGACGGGCGTCGGCTTCTCCGACGATTTTTCGACCGTAACCCTCGCCCTGACCGAATACGACGCCTCGATTGAATCCAACTGGAATCCGAGCGTGGACGAAAAGCCGTTCACGCTTGCTTCCGTGAATGTGGGTTGATAATACACCA